CAGCACACTTCAGCAACACTCGAAAGCGTTGCTGACGTCGATGTCAGGGAAGACAATTGCTGACTGCGTTTCGTCCGAGGATTATGATGGCCTAAATCGATGTCTGGAGACTAAGGTGCATTTAGACTCGATAAAGGAGAAGATACAGGAGGTGGTACACAGGATCTTCTGTAAGCCTTTCTCAGACTCTCACGTATTTCCCAAACCCTCTGCTTGTTTCGAAAGGAACACCCAGCGAGGTGGTCAGATGCGCGAGCTCGTGGAGTCCTTCTTCAAGGAATGTTGTTTCGACGACTTCTACGGGGAGGGCCTTCACGGAGCGGGGGAGCTTTTCCTTATATCAGAGGTTGCACCGGGTGTCGTCCGGTCGTGTTATGTTGAACCGTTCGGTGATTATCTCGTGAAGAGGTTCGAACAGTTCGTGGATAAGTGCTGTGATCTGCGTTCGGGCGTTGGTCTGGATGCAAAGCAGTTCGGTATCCTAGAACCGCTCAAGTGTAGGGTGATCCTGATGGCGCGGGCGGCGGAGATGCTGAGAGTTACTAGTGTTCAGAAATGGATGCATAGTAGTCTTAAGAAGTGTCCCGCCTTTCGCTACATTGGGGAGCCTGATAGCTTGGAGGATATTTCGGGGACCTTCTTCCCTGTCCCTGGTTGGAAGTACATTTCGGGTGACTACTCTGCGGCGACTGATAATATCAATGCGGAGTTGAGTGAGTTTGCTTGGGATTGCATAGCTTCTCGAGGGGGTATAGTTGGTGAACTATACCACCTTGGGAAGAAGTGTTTGACCGGGCATATTCTTTATGATCCTGAAGGTACTCTTTTGGGCGACCAAAAGAACGGCCAGTCGATGGGTTCCCCAATGTCTTTTCCGATCCTATGTTTCATCAATGCAGCCTGTTGGCTAGCCGCTTACGAGCGACCCGTCAACCATCTGTACATCGGCCCTATTCGGGTTAATGGTGATGACATCGTTTTCGCGGGCCGGGAGGATCGTTACGATCACTGGTGGGAGGTGAACGGGGCCGCAGGTCTTTTCCCTTCTCGGGGAAAGAACTACATCTCCGATCACTTCCTGATAATCAATTCACACGCCTACACCCTGAAAGAAGGGGTTTGGAGCTATAAAAAGGCTGTGAATGTGGCACTAGCACAAGATCTCGTCCGTAAGGGGATCTATGCCGGTAGCCGCACGGGCGCACCATGGTTCTTACAGAAGGCTAACTTTGATCATTTGACGAAAGGGCACAAAAGTTCGACCGCGCAATTCCTTCGTGGCTGTTTTCTTGAGCACGTACGTGTTCCTCCGGGTGTAAGTCCGCACCTCGGGGTCCTGGCGGGTGGACCGG